GCCCAGATTCCACACATCTTTTTACACAGACCCACGCCAGTCTTAAACCTCTCATCACTCTTACAAAAAGATGGAAAAGTCCAAGTCTGATCGTGTTGCCGAAGCCGTGGATATTCTGACAAAGCTCAAGCAAGTTGGCATCCCCGCCTCAGAACCTGGATATAAGATAACAAAGAAAGCCCTTGACGACTGGATTGCCACTGGCGTAGCCGCACGCATTGAGGCGCCGTTCATGCGCTACGGTCGCACAGGCGTGATGGTGCTTCCTGATAAGGCATCCGAGAAGGCATCATATCTTCTGAGAGCTGAACCTAGTGCCCAGCCTAGTGCCCAGCCTAGTGACGAAGCCTAAGTATCTTATCCGACGCATCATCAATATGGCCGCTCCCACAACCATTGCGGGCGCCGAGGGATCCCTCTACGAACTCGTTGCTAGAGGAAAGAAAGACACCTATTTTTTACAAGATTCTGATGAATCACTCAACGTATACGACTCCTCCTACAAACCTCAGACTCCCTGGCTTTCTGAGATCCGCTGTGTTCCTTCACGGGCATCGGCAGAGTTTGGTCGCACAGTTGAATTTGACTTTGATCTTGTTGGAGATGTTGTCCTCTCTCCCACATTCCTTATTACACTTCCTTCGTGGCTCCCTCCTACAGTTGCTTCTAAGGCAGGACGCTCCGTGATTACAGACGCAAGCGGAGTCAGCTATGGATATACAAACGGCATTGCGTATTTCCTCTTTGAAAGCATCCAAGTCTATCAAGACACACTCCTTTTACAAGAGTTCAGTGGCGATGCTCTATGGGCACTAGGAAAGACCCAAGGTTCATATGCTCACGGTTTTGTTGTGAATGATCTGACCGGTTCTCACGATGGTAGCCCTCTTTCCATTTCTCGTGCCGCTGCGCCGCCTCAGCTCCGTCTTTCAATTCCGTTCATCGGGTGTCAGAAGGGTGATCCAGGATTTCCCCAGAGGGCAGTGACAAGCCAGTCGTTCCGTGTTCGCGCCAAGATTCGCCGCCTTGAAGATCTTGTGGAAGCATCCGATGCGAGAGTCAAGCCTGTGCCGTGGGGACGCTCCGATTTCCAGCAAAAGACAGCCACAGGAACAACGAACTTTTCTACTCTCCCCCGCACCTCCATACCTCCTCTTACAGTTCAGTTTGAGACCTCGCAAGTCTATACGTCAAAACAGGTTCAGGAACTCCTGAAGTCCCAGACCTTCACACTTCCTTTTACACGGCTCTACGAATCCGTATTTACCCAGGGACCCCTTGACTATCAAGGTGTTCTTAACGGCGGATCATCCTTCGTGTCTCGCCGCATTGACGGGCGCCACCCCGCAGGTCGTGTCATCTTCTTCTTCCGAAGCTCGTCCGATCTTCTGGCAAACCGTCTATGGAAAATAGACTCACAAGGCACCTCTTATTACAATTCGGCAAGTCTTCTGATCGCAGGTCGCACACGTGAGGATCCTCAGACGTCCAAAGTCTGGCGCGACATTACATGCCATGCGAAAGAGGAGTGTGATCCTGGTATGGAACTGTCTTCTATGAACTGGACACTTGGAGATGTCGTAGGACGACACGCAGATGATGTAAAACAGCCTGATGGTGCTGTTAATTTCACAACGGCTGATCGCCCAACCTTTTACATTGACTTGGCCGTGCCAAACGCTCCTTCAACCGAGCTTCGTGTGATCGTTGAAGGATGGGCGCTCTATCGCTTTGAAAAGGGAAGAGGAGAACCTTTCCAGTTGAATTGAACCACCTAATCCAAAGCCACTACTCCGACTAGATGGAGGGGTTCCTACGACCAAAAGGAGACATTGTCACACTCTTGGATCTCTCGCCGCGAGATAGCCAAGACTCTGAATATACACCCCTTTCCGCTGAAAAAACCTGGTGGCTTCCTGACCAGTCGCGTCGTATTCGTCCCTTTAGCATAACCCTCCAACAGTTTCCGTTCCGCGGTCCCACTGCTTTTGGTCAGCGATTCACCTTTGACATTGGCTCTGTCAACTGCGGCGACTTACTAACAGGCGCTCTTCTCCAGATTGACCTCGGTCATTGGCTTGATGACGCAACTCTTCTTCGTCTCCAGGCTGGCACCTATGGCTATGCTCCTGGTCAAGCCATCTGGGCATACGCAAATAGCCTCGGCACTGCTATTGTTCAGTCTGCTGAATTTGAAGTCAATGAGCAGACTCTGGAGAAACTGGACGGTGATTTTATCTTCACTTCAACCACTCTTTTTGGCGATCTCAATAAACAATATGGTATTGCTACGGATGGCCTAGGTCTCAAACCTCTTTCTTACACACCTCCGACCACGTCGCCCTTTCCTACTCAGTCAGGGACACTTCTTGTGCCTCTGAACTTTTTCTTCCAACGTGTTCCACTTGCGGAAGCGTTCCCGTTGCTTTCTTGTGCTGACGGCTCCGTCCGAATCCACATCACCCTCCGCCCCTTTTCTGAATGTGTTCGTCTTCTGTCTGGAACTTCGCCCAGCCCGCTGAACACAACGTTTTCTTTGCTAAGTTTCCTTGATCGTGTTCAAGAGCCTGTTACGGTTCAGACGCAAGTAGCTGCTCCCTCTTTCAAAGGGATCAAACTCATCACCTATGGTGCTCACATGGACGGTAAGATTCGCACCGCCCTCTTGCGCCAACCGTTTGAATTGATGACACGAACTGTTCAGACATTCTTTTTTGATGAGCCGCTCAAGTATACCATTAATAAGACGGCAGATCTTGTTCAAATCCAACTCCCCATTGAGGCAAATGGTCCAATGGAAGAACTTATTTGGTTCGTCCGCCGCAAGGATGCTACAGCAGCTCGTGAATGGACAAACTTCAGTGCCGTCACAGGAGCAGAGTTTGACCCAGTCTACAACCCTCTAACACCTCTTTTACAAAAGGCAAAGCTTCAGTGTAATGGAATTGATCTCGTGAGCCAAGACGAACGCTGGTTCCGTCAGCATAGCTCAATGATCCACAAGGGTGGGATTGCCTCCTATACACACTTTATCTACGGATATTCTTTTGCTGCCTCACCCGGTGAGCATCAGCCATCAGGCACAGTCAATGCTTCTCGTCTTCAGACCATTCGTCTTACACTTGATGTAATCGCCGCAGGGGCGTGGGAGGTAAAAGTCTTTGTCCTGGGGATTGACTGGATCAGATTCCAGAACGGAATTGCGAATCGCATGTTTTCAACCTAAACCCTACCCCCTTTCCAACTAGAATGGCCTCAGCAGGATTGCTTAAAATCATTTCAACAGGCCTCCAGGATGACCGCCTATGTTCTCAACAACCGAGTGCCGAGTTTTTCAAAAAGACATTTATCCGTGCTGGGCGTTTCACGACCGAGTGGCACCGTGTTGACTTTGATAACTCGCCCGCGTTTGGCACTACAGCAACAGCCACTCTTCCTCGCCGAGGTCATTTGATCACCCGTGCCTATCTTGTTACAAGGATGCCTGACATTTCTAGCACACAGGCTGCGGCACGTGCGTATTGCGCATCAAATGGTGTTCCGTTTGCCGGTCCCACCATTGGATGGACAAACAGCATTGGCCATGCTCTTATTACACAAGCCCAAGTCTTGATTGGAGGTGCTCCGATTGATACACTGGATGGTCGTCTTATGGAAGTTCTGGATGAGTTTCACACTCCATTGGAAAAGACGACAGTGGTGAATCGTCTCATCGGCCGTGCTGACTCAGGATTTACTCCTAAGACGAACGGATTCTCAACGACAGGGCAAGAAGTTGTCACGCCACTCCCCTTCTGGTTTAATCGTGGTGATCCTGCGTGTGCTCTTCCGATTGACGCAATTGGCGCTGACTCGGTTCAACTTCAAGTAACCTTTGCGCCTGTAGCTTCCTTGACTGTCTCAACGAGTCGCATTATCAATGCCCAAGGTCAGCAGGCATACCCTCCAGTCACAGCACCCTTCTTTTACATCAACCCCGCAGGCTCGCCTGTCAAAGGCCTCAACGGAAACCCGTCCACCTCGGTTCTCGCGAGCCAGATTCCAGGCATTCAGATGCCGCTTCTTCAGATTCAGGATGCGTCCCTTTTGCTTGAATACGTGTATCTTGATAAGCCTGAAGCAAATCGTATTCGCTTGGGAGACTTGACGTATCCTATTGTCCAGCACTATGCGATTCAACCTGTTCAGAGCAAGTTTCAGGCAGCTGTCCGCGTGGCAATGCGAATTCCTAACCCAATCCGTGACATGTATTTTATGGCACATCGCACAGATGCTGATGCGTTGAATGCGCCTTTTCTTGCCACTCGCGATCTCAGCGGATTGTTCGTAGCAGATATAAGCGGCACCGGTCCCATTGCGCCATGGTGGCCTGATGCGCAAGGCTTGAATACATCCACCTGGATTCCTCTTACACCTGCGTATAGTGGTACAGACTCTGAACCTATTGCTTCTTTCTCATTGACGTATGAAGGTAAGCTAACACGGTATGCAACAGATTGTCCTGCGCTGTTTCGCGTAGGTCTACCTGAACAGACAAAAACACCGTGGCACAATAAATATTACTATCATATTCCATTTGGCACTCGGCATGAAATAACAGGCGTCAGTCGTCCAATGGGGCATGCGAATCTGGATAAAATCCAGAGCGTTGAGCTCAGTGTAGAGTTCAAAGCTGCGCGAGGGTCTGCTCGCAGAACGGCTGTTCCTGATTATACAATGTACGTGTGGGCTGAGACGTACACTATTTTGCGCGTATATGGCGGACGCGCAGGGCTACTGTTTGGATATTAATCCAAGGGTCTCCGGAAAAAACTTAGACGGTCAAGTGAATCCTGAATGTCCTTCAGCCGTTCAATGCGCGGTGCGGATTCTGCCTTCTCCAGACTCTGACGAACACGTTCTGCCCATTCGTGCGCGCTTCGTGGGCGTTCTTCCTCAATCAGAATGGTGTCAATTCCTGAGGCGGCAATCGCGGCTTGCTCGTGCTCTGGGCGAGGCCTCAGACTTATCCATCCGTCTTCAGATTCAACCCGCGCTTTGCCCCACTTGGTCTTCTGTGTAAAAGGGGTGCTCTTTTTTACAATGGATTCAAATCTGTTTTCATGCGGAACTGCCCAGACACGAAAGACTTGGGCGGGCTCTGGCGCTAGCACAGGCGCTAGCACAGGCGCTAGCACAGGCGCTAGCACAGGCGCAGGCGCAGGCGCAGGCACAGGTG